CGAGCGTTAATTCACTCGTTCATTGGTCGCTGCTGGGAAGAAGATTTCTTTCCTTTCTGTAAATTTTCAGGAGGGGTCTCCCAAGGGTGTCGTTTCGACGATACCTCCCCGGAGGCGAAGTTGACTTTCCCAATCACGATAACAGCAAGGTGCATACCACTTTTCGAGGAATACTTGAAGTTCGACAGTCTGTTGAACTTGGAGGTCCAGAAATGGAATCTCCGCAATCCCACAAGGGATAAGTATAGAGTCGTAAGTGGGTCGCGAGCTACTACCGTCCTTAAGGACAATCTGATCAACCGCTTTATAGCCGTTGAGCCTACTGGAAATAGCTATCTCCAGCAGGGCTTGATGGGTCTCCTATATAAGTTGCTTGGTGAGTCCGGACTGGACGTTCGAACATTACCCGACCGACATCAGATGTTGGCGCTGATCTCTTCGATTACTGGCAAAGACGCCACGGTCGACTGGTTTAGCGCTTCTGATCTTAGTCTCCGAGCCTTGGTGGAATTTCTTTTTCCGCCCTCTTGGTTTGGGTACATGAACAAGTGCAGCAGCCGTTACATCCTCCAGGAGGGTGAATTGGTTAAGCTGAATATGTTTAGTACAATGGGTAACGCGGTAACTTTTCCGCTAGAGACATTGGTCTTTTACGCCTTAGGCGTTGCGACCGTCATGGCCGAGAAACACGACAACCGGCTTCACTCCTCACCCGAGGAGAGAGCAAAGGTTAGCGTATTCGGCGACGATTGCATCGTGCCAACACAGACCGCAGTTCGATTTATTGAGAACTGTGAGAGTGTTGGGTTCATCGCAAACGAGGAGAAATCCTTTTATAGCGATGGATCGGGCTTCCGAGAATCTTGTGGGGGTGATTACCTCCGTGGGTACAATGTTAGGCCTTTCTATTTGAAGGGTCCCACCAGTGAGAGACCGTCCGCGCTTGAGCCTTGGCTCTACACAATCCTAAATGCGTTAATTCCCCATTACACAAGGTATTGGGGTTGCACACGGTATGTGTACGATAAAGAGGTTTTTGCGTTGATATGCTCCCTGTTTTGGCAGAACGATCTAAAACTTAAGCTCGTTCCGTCAGACTACCCCGAG